TTAAGCAGCGTCGCCAGGGTATGTGGCGTCGTCGTACTGGTAGAACGATTCCAGGTATTCTTTAGCGGTGACCTGGCAGGTTCCGTCTGATTGCGGGGCGATCTCCTCTACAATGGCGTCGTAGACGTGGCGCGTTGAGCCGCAGAACACCAGGCGGATCGGCTCGATGGTTGCCGACGACAGGTCAACCTTCATCGGGTCATCAAACTCGCTCAGGTGCGGGACTGACAGCTGAAAATCACCCACCCTGCTCGCCACCATCAGCCCGGATGCAGAGCCATCCTGATAACGAATCAGCGCGCGGGGATTTTCGAAAGACCAGTCCAGCGGCTCCGTGACGGTGAACGTTGTCACGCCACCAGCCGTTGTCATCGCCTCCACCAGACAGGAAATCGTGTTGTTACCCGGAATATCATCCGTGAGCACAATGCGATCGCCCGTGTTGTAGCACAGCGCGTCCAGCTCGGTAGTGGTCTGGAACGTCACCCGCTGCTGCAGGTATTTCATCAGGCGACGCATGCCGATCTGGTAGGCGTGATCCTGATTCAGTACCCCATCGAGTTTGTAATTCTCGATTTTCACTGGCGTGGGATTGTCCGGCGTCCGGCATTTAACGGTCTCCTCCGCCCAGGTAGTCCCGTTGATGTATGTCACGTCGACGCCATCAAAATCATCGTCGGACGGTACGGTAAATCCGCTCTGCAGCTCCTCCACCATCTCATGCGGAGTGATCACGCCAGTCCAGGGCTTAATCCCCTCACGGTTGACCGTCGCCAGGCCATCACTCAGCAGAAAACGTGACTTCCCGGCATTGGCTATCTTCTGCAGCATTTCCAGCGCTGAGATACTGTCGCCGGTAGCAAAGTCGAAATTTTCGCCCCGTGGCGTCCAGTACGCGGATTCCAGCGCAGTGATGGTGTCGACGTCCATCTCCAGCCCCAGCGAGTTTCCGACATGCATCAGAGCCCCCGAGATAGTTCTGGCCGTTCCGGTTTCATAGGCGCGGGTGGCCACAACGTTTACGCGGCGGTCCGACTGCGCCGCCAGCTTCCCGCCCGTCTCGACGGTCACCGCCATCAGCGACACGCCGGGATAGGATGAAGGTCGTGTCAGCAGACGCCCGCGCAGTGCCTGCCAGTACATCGAATCCCTGGCGTTGTTTGAGCCCTGCTCATTGCGCCGGCGACAGCGAACCTCTACCAGCCCTGGTGAGCTGAGGGTGATCCGCTCAGTGAATCCCAGCCCGTTGACGTTTTTAAGCGCATACTCTCCCTGGTGACTCACCCACCCCGAACCGGAACCGTAGACGCGATACTGAATCTCCCACTCAACGTGGCGGATCCGTTTTTTGCCCTTGCTGTCAAAGCCACAGATGCCGTTCGGGAAGGAGAAATTCACCTCGAACATATCGACGGTCTCATTTTCAGGGCAAACCAGGAACGGCCCCAGCCAGCTCAGCGTGTCGTTAAGACCAGTGGCCTCATAGTCGATCATCGTCCGGGCGGTGAATCCCGGCCATGACTCATCAACGGCACCATTAACCAGGCGCGCCACCGTCGCCGTCGTGCCGTCAGCTGACACAATCCGGTACTCATTCCCGCGGTGAGCAAGTGAAAGCCGTTGCACCCCCTCCGGCATCCCGGAGAATGCGGTGCCCGTGGCAGAGTTATAGGCGAGTGTCACATTCGCCGTTACCGCCGGGCTGCCGCCGGTTGATGCCGTGCCGGAGGTGTAAACCGGGGCATCACCGAAAACAGCTGCAGGCAGCGAAGAGGACGTGATCGCCCCACCCGCGAACGGACTGGCCGACTCGGTTATCAGTACGGTGCCGCCGTTGTCCTGCGCAACCAGGCCGGAGCCGGTGAGTCCCTCGGTGATGGCCGCCAGCACTCCCGACATCGAGACGTAGTTAGCCACCAGCGACACCGGGTAGGTAACCCCCTGCCAGGTGATCGTGAACGTGCTGGAGCTGGTCGAAAAATCGTAGGTGGTCGGGGCCGCACTGGCCTGGACTTTTGCCGCACTCCCCCCGGTGCCGGGCACTGCAGCCTGACCGGGGGTATATGACGCGATAAACAGATCGTAATCGACAGAGTTAAACCCCAGCGTCACCGGCATACCTACTACCGGCGCGATCTCCGTCAGCAGCGGGCTTGCGATAACGCTGTATCCGGCCGCCGTGGTGATCTGGTAGTTCGCCGGGGCTTTAAGTTCGACCACGGCGCCAGCGACCCAGCTGGGCGGCAGTGCGTTATCGTTCTCGTCATTATCGTCATCATCATCCGTATCCAGCCCCGTAAACGTCACGCTCGATCCGGAGACGGTCATGCTGTCTGCGATAATGTCGTCTGCGTCCGGCGACGTCTGGGCCATATCCAGCCCGGTGCCGGATGACGTCCCGCCAACTTCGGTGGAGTTGACCCAGTTTTCGCTGCGCTCATCACCGGAAACGTCCGCGCCTGGCGGGTAATGGGTGCTGCTGAATCCCGGTAGCGTTGAAGCTGGCGTACTGCCAACCCTGATATCGCCATTGGTATAAATCAGATCACCGACACCGAGACACAGCAGCATCTGGACGCGCATTTTCGTAGGATCGGCGGCATCAAACCGGGTAACCGGCTGCACCACATAATCAGGGTAGATACGCACCCGGCCAAAAACCTCACGAATGGCATCACCGAGTTTTGCGGTATTCGCCTTTGCCGGGTTCAGGTCGAGACTCCGCCCTGTAGATGAGGTATAGCCTCCCGTATCGATGTTGCTCATCATAAACAGCGAATAGGCTGCAGCGGCAACGGAGATACCGACGCCGATCCACGCGATTGTGGCTGCCTCCAGCCCGAAGGGAACCGGATAAAGCCTGACATCACTATCAGGGCGAATCACACACTTAGCCCACTCGCCTGGCGGAATTAACAGCCCCTCAACCTCAACGGTCAGCGGTGGGACATCCCGATCCTCGTAGCCTTCAACATTTGCCACCAGCCAGCTGCGAATACTGGTTACACCATGCTCATGCGTTTCGAGTGGTTCACCGGGAAGCCGGGACGGGTAAAAACGAATGGTCATTGCCAGAACTCCACTTTGACAAATCGCCGCTTAAACCGCGGCAACGGCAGAAAGGTGACGTTCGTTCCCGGATTGCATTCCGCCACATGCAGCAGACCATCGATACTGACCACGATCCCTACGTGGGTGACAGTCGACCCGGAATAACAGGCCACCCCGGCCCCTTCGCAGGGTTCGCAGCGCTCAAGGGTAAGCATCATCCTGCGCGCTTCCCGGTCGAGGCCGCCGTCGTCTTTGGTGACCCCTGCAAAATCGGGCCAGACGGGTAAATTCAGGTCGCGGCGTATCTCGTTCACAATGCCGAAACAGTCAAGTTGCGGGTATACGCGCCCGCCCTTCAGCCAGGTGACTGAACGGTATTTATCAGGGTTAAACATTGGGATTCCTTAGCTGATATAACGCAGTCCGGGGAATACAGGGAGCGTGTAGCGGTATCGCGGCCAGGCGGTATCGAGGATATTCATGTAGCCCGCAGTGATCTGCACCTCTGTCGCCGTCCAGGAGCCCGACTTGATTTTCAGCGTATACGGCACTTCCGCAGGGGCCGCTAAATCCGTGGAGATATAACGCCGGTACGTCAGAAATGCAGACAGACGGTTAGCCAGCGCATTGCGGATCGCCGTGGACACAACACCATCGATATTGCACAAGGCAAATTTGAGGTCCTGCGTGCCGTCCGCATTGCGCGCCGGCAGCGCAATGTCTATCGAACAGGCGGTAAACGTTACGGTATCGCCGTTCTCCGTCGTTGCCGTGATGCTCTCGTAACCCTGGCACAGATAATGGACGTCAGAACCAATGGTGATCTGCAGCGTTTCAATGATCACCTCCGGGCCGCTGCTGGCGTAGAGGCGTTTAATCTGCGTCATGCTTCGGCCACTCCTTATTCAGGGCGATATCAAGCAACGAACTTCCGACTATCCATTCCGGGTAATGCCCCCATCCAGACGGTGGCAATGGGCGCTCCCAGAGTTCTACTGGCGCGGTATATCTCCAGTAAAATCCGCCTTCTGGAGTGGGACCTTTATAAATATCCGTGAAACGACACACGTAATTTTTCAGCCCTACAGGCGTTAATAACGGTATGTTGAACCACGCCGCCCCATCTGATAACTCATCCCGAAACCACGCCTCAAAAGCCTGCGCCTGGGCGTCAGAAAAAATCCAGGCCAGATCTGTTTGGGTTGGTGTCGAGGTGTAGGCACGCCGCTGTCGTGCCCGGCCAGTTACCATCTGAGTCCGTTTCAGAGGAGATACAGGAGTTAAACCAAAACTCTCTTTAAGCGGTCCAGGCAGGTAAGCGGAGGGGTAATAAAGCGTTGTGGTGATAGCCATTAGCTAATTTTCCTCCCCGAGGTAGTTTTCCCCATCAAGGCCTTATGCAAATCACCCTGACCGCTTGCGACTGAATTAACCGCCTTCCGGTATCCCCTTTCTGCCCCCTCATCTGCAGCTTTACGGACCAGCGCCAAAGTTGCATCGGAAGGGTTACCATTGATGGGGATATTGATTGTGGGCGAATAAAGCGCGCCGCCGCCTGTGGACTGGTTTGCTACTCGATCCAGAGTGGCATCCAGTTTGGCGCTGGTTTTAGCAGTCGTAACGCGCTCACCTTTCTGCAGGAGCCAGGTTCCAGTTTCGGGCACAGAGTCGATACCGTCGTGAGCCTGGCCATGAAGCGCCGATCCGATAGCAGTCATGAACACGCCAGCAGCAGCTGCCGCAGCGATTGCTTGTGCAGGTGCAACAGCAGGACCAACATAAGGAACCCCTATCCATTGGGTGAAAGCATTCAATGCAGCCATGGCGACTTGCGCTGCTGCATATTGCAATAGCGCAGTTCCTACAGATTGAATAAACGTTGCTGCAAAATCCTGGGCATTTAATTTACCTGTTTCGGCCCATTGAACGATCATATCGGTCATGCTGCTAAATGTTTGCGCACCAACCTGTTGCATGGTGGAATACAAATCCATTGCAGCAGTTGCTTGTTCAGCAAACCCAGATATAAACCCAGCGTTATAATCACCACGCATCTCATCCTGCTGCTTATAGTAATCCTTCTGAATTTCAAGCCTTTGATTTAGAGCATCCTGCAAAGCTGATGTTTCAGAATCATACAAACTCTTGGTTATATCACCAGATTGATATTGCTTTAATAAATCCTCTTTTTGTGATTCAAAGTCTAACTGAATGCTATTTAACTCTTGCGCCCTGCCTCTTTCTCTTGAGGCTGAATAACGACCAACAAACTCACTTCCATGCCCCTGTCTAATTAACTTATTTTGGCGTTCAAGATTAGATGCAAATTCAGCTAACTTTGCATTTTCTTTATTTATCCGAAGCTCTTCTTTTTTGGAATCGAGAACTTTCGCTGCATCTCTCAATTGCTCTTTTTGTGCTTCTGTTAATTTTTTAAGATTCCCACTGGAAATATCGAAGTTTATCTTTTCAAGCTCGGTAACTTCGGCTGTTTTTTTACCAGTCGTTTCAATTAGGGCAGCTTGCTTTTGTAAGTCAAGCAGTCTATTTTTGAAAGCATTGTCAGAAGGATTGCTTTTTGGTTTTGTATTTGGCTGATTCTGGTTAGACTCCCCTTTGCCCAACGAAAAATCATTATCTTTAGAAGTCTCAATTCCAAGATCCGAAAGTAGAGAGGTGAGCCCTTTCGCTCCTCTATCTACCTGTTCCGGAGTCATGCTTGACTTTATCGCGCGAAGAAATTGAAGACGTTTAGTTAAAAATTCTAATTCGTCTTTTTGTTCCTTACTTTGATTCCCTCGTTTGTTAAGGAATTCAATGCGCTGTGCAATATCACTTTCATCAGCAGCGTTATAATTACCAGATACAGCACCGATACGAGAGCGGGTATAAGTTGCAATAGCCCCCAGGCCACCAGCAATACGCCCCACAACCCCGGCAAGGCTTATGGCTTCACCAACCAGGTCTGATAGCCCCTGAAGAACAGCAGGATCGGTGAAGACGTCACGAATGTCATCAAGCCCATCCTGCAATGGTGTAAGGTCAACCTTAGCCAGCCCTGAAGCAATTTCCATTTTAAGACCGCGGGCGCTAGTCTCTATATCCTGAAAGAACTGATTAACCTTAACAAGGTTATCAATATCTTCTTGCGGTGGTGCGACACCAAAATCTTTTGATAGCTGGATAAACTGTTTCAGCTTCTCGTTGTTGTTGTCGAACAACGGCAGCATTTTTGACAGGTCATTACCCAGGCTTTCGAGAATATTTGTTTTCCCGGCCTGAGTGGGGATTTTCTGTAATGCTTCACTGATTGCCATCAGCTGCTTGTCTGGGGATTGCTGAGCCAGCTTCTGAGCTGAAAGCCCCAAAGTATCCAGCGCCTGAGCTGCCTCACCTGATTTATTCAGGACCGCATCACCGACCTTATCATTAATGTCTTTGAAAATATCGGCTATGTTGTCACCGGTTAAACCGGCTTGTTCAGCAGCGTATTGCCAGGATAACAAATCCTGGGTGGACATTTTAAGAGATTTTGCCCAGCGATCAGCTTCTGTAACCTGCTGTGCAGTATTTTTAACTATGGCTAACCCAGCAGCACCAATGCCAACAGCTGCTGTAGCCGCCGCAGCACCCACAGCAATGATTGAAGAACTAACCTCTTTAGCATCCTTTTTTACTTGGTCACGCCACTTTTGAGAAGATCTTTCGGCTTTGTCCATACCCTGAACAAATCCACCCACTTTTGCGATCAGGTCGATTGTTAACGTACCAAGGGACTTGCCAGCCATTGAATTTTCTCCAGGCAATAAAAAACCCCGCAGGAGCGAGGTTTATTTTATGATTTAGCTAATTTAACTTTTACCGCACCCACCGATTTGGAAGGATGCAGTATAGTCAGTGGCGCTATTTTGATTAACAAGATACAGATAAGACTTATTACCAACATAACCGCCATAACTGTTTTTAGCGTTAAGAGTAAAAGGAACTAACCATCCGTAATAAGTTGTAAACCCTGATTTGCACCAGCCTTTGAAAGGTTCATTGAAATCATATCGTGCAGAATAAGGGTCCTTAAGGCGCGCCGACATACTATTTTTAATTATTTCCTGATAATTATCAGGTAACTTCCCATAATCGGCGCGGCTTAGCTCCGCCTTATCTGGCGCACTAACGCAGCCACCTAAAAGCATTACAGTAAAAACAACAGCTGCTTTCTTTATCATAATCCCCTCGGTATCAATATAATCATCCCAGAGAGAATATAACCAAATAAATGATATCAATGCCAACTTTTCATAGCTTCTTCCAGAGATAATGGCGCTTCGTTGATGTGCGGTGCAAAGTCACTTACCTTGAACGGCGGCGTGTTTTTTGCCTTATTGATGTTAGCCAGGACAGAAGCCACCAGCGAAGCCCCCCACTCAGTACGCATCATGATATTGAGCGGTCCGTACTTCTCACGGTACTTGAGCCAAACCAGAAATTCCCTGCGACTCATCCGCTCCTGAGCCACTGCGATGGTGCGGCCGCCGATGCCGTTCATCACCAGTTCGCACCAGAATTCATCCTCGCCGGTTAGCTCGTAGTCTTTCCCAGTTCGTTTACATCATGAATTGCAGCCAGGAGGGCCATAACAATCGGACCGTCCAGCGCCCCACGATCTGGGGTAGCAGTCCCAAGAATGTCAGCCGCGGTAAACACTGGGGCGCCGTGCTGATCGCAAATATGCGCCGCAATGCGCTCAGCAATCGGGTCCGATTTCCCGTTATACGCCAGCAGTTCAGCTTTAGTGGTGTGGTAGCCCATCGGGCGCACATAGACGGTTGCGATATGCTCTTTCCCGTCACGGCCTTTCCACTTAATTTCTTTTTCCACGGGACGCCCGGTAAAGGCACCGGTTTCTTTTAACGTATCGAGAGTAAGTTGCATTTCAGCTCCTGAACAGAAAAGCCCGGATAACCGGGCATATTAATTACGCTGCGGACTTAGGCACCCATACGGAAGAGCCAGACCGCTGGATCGTGGCGGAGGTCGTCACAACAGCGTTACCCTGAAAATCAAACGGGAAGTCAGAAACGTAACCCTGGAAAATGAACCAGGTGCGATCCGATGGCAGCACCAGGCCATCAACAGCATCCTCAGCGCCAGGAGCGGCGGCTGTCGGGACACTGGTTCCATCTGACCAGCCAACCGCAAAAGTTAACGGCGTCTGGTCATTCGCTTCAGCGAGGCCATGCAACATAATGTGGCTGGCGTTCGTCGGATCAGCGTTAAGCCCGACGGTTGCGGCCGCAGGCGTTTTAAGCCCCTTTTTGTAGGTTCTGGAATCCCGCTCACTCAGACAGGTATCTTCAATCTGATCGGCAGGGTTCCCGCCGGGGTTGAAACTGGTGATGCATTCAACCTCGCTGACCACGCCAGACTTGAGCACAAAAAACTGCGTGCCTTGCGTTAATACAGACATGTTTTGTCTCCATAAAAGAAAAACCCGCACAAGGCGGGTCAGTTTGGGGTTGTTGGTTATCTGGTCGTTATCCAGTCAACATCGAAGGAATAGCGGTATCGCATTGTTTCAGGATCGCGGCTTTGTTCACCCCATCGGGTGATATAGGCCTTGCCCTCAATTGCGTCACGCAAAGCGCGGGCAACGGCGATCACATCGGTGTCAGTATCACCATAGACATCAACCTGCAGAGAATAGTGATCTGCATCTGGCCGCTGGTTTAGATAATTTTCAGGGAAGCCACCTACGTTTTGCCAGACTGCGTAGGGATAAACGATATTGTCGTCCTGCATACCGAACGGATAAAGCCGCACGGGAGTAGAACCTAACAAATCCCTGACTGCCTGGCTGGCTGCGCAAACTGCAAATATTGGAGCAATCATACCGGAGTTCCTTTTTTAGCCGCCCGTCGTACAGCGCGATCGATGGACTTTTCCAGCTCCAAAGCAAAAACGTTAATCACATCGGCATCGACCCCATTCAGTGCAGGCCTAATTATTGGCCTCGCTGCAGCATGTTCTGTGCCGAACTCCAGGAATCGCCAGTACCAGGTATCCCCGCCGGGATTACCTTTATCTCCGGCAGTGTTAAAACTTTTACCCGCCCTGCCTTTTCGGACGTTGGCCTTTGTATTGGCGTATTGCCTGGCGCCGCCCATCACCCCGACACGAAACGTTGGATCGCCGGTTCTGCGAAATGCCTTGCTGCTGAAACTGACCACAATGTTTTTGTAGATAGCCTCTTTGGTGAGAGGATCATCAACCCGCGCGGCATTATTGCGCGCTCTGTCCCTGATGACGTTTGCCGCTTTACGCAGCGCTGCACGACCGGATTTATCGCGAGTGACCTGTGAGACGGCATCCAGTTTCCCCAGGACGGAATCGAGGCCGGTCAGGTTTACTTCCACGCCATCAGCCATCGTTAGCCCCCTCTGAACAAGGCAGTGTCAGGTATTCCCTGCCGCTCCGGGGGTCAGGTAAAACGCCCTCAATGTTGTAGATGCGGCCACGAAACAGGATCCGATGTTTGCGGGTGACGCCCTTACGGTAACGAATCGTTATCCGTGTGGTAACTTCGCCCTGAGAGGCCTGGGCGGCGATAAACTCACGTGCGGATAAAGGAGCGACTTCGGCCCAAAGGGTTGCGACATCGCGCCAGGTATTAATCACGGCTCCCGTTGTCGGGTTCTGTTCTTTTACCGGCTCCTGCAGGGTGATCCTGTGACGCAATTTTCCGGCCTGCATATCACCCCCTGGGTTTCCCGCTCAGATAGGTTTGCTGCTCTGGCGCCTCATCGAGATCGCCGGCAAGCGACTGGATAATTACATCGGACAGGGCGACGTTAGACTCAGCCAGGCGGTTTATCGCTTCCGTCTGCTCTCGCTGTGCTGTTGTTTGTTCTCTCAGCGCTGCTATCAGCGCGTTTACCAGTTGCTCGTTCATAGGCTATTTTCGTCCACTTTTTTAACCACTCACGCCGTTTAGCACATCCTGAGCAGCCCATTAGTTCCACCTCCGGTGCCGAATCAGCAGCGCCTCAACGCCCAGCGGAACTTCCGATAGGTTCTGCGCTGCCGCTTCGCGGTTCGCATACCAGTGTCCAATCAGCAAAAGCATTGCCGCCCAGATGCCGGAAGTAAAAATAACCTCACGGGGCTGAGTTTCCCCTTCCACTGGCGGCGTTAATGTTTCGACCAGCGCACCGTCGCAGAACCGCTCAACATAATCGACGGAGGCCGAAGCATAGGCAGCAATAAGCGTATCTTCGTCGTCACCATCAACCTTCAGATGCGCCTTTATCTGCGCCAGCTGTTCCTCGCTTATTTCCACCTTTACCCCCTGGTTTGGCTTTAGCAGGCTCCGCAGAACCAGAGTCTGTTGCCTTTTCCGGCTCAACCGCCTCGGCCAGATGCAGTTTCACCAGTACTTCGCCGATTTCTTTATGCACCTCGCGGATTTCCCCCTGAGATACCGTACCCAGGTGATAATGCGAGAACATACGGAGAGCTTTAATTTTCATCTCATTTACGCGGCCATTGCTGGCCGCGCCCTTTTGTTATGCACCAGTGCTGACAGCAATATCACCCGTCACAATCGCTGCCGGGCGATAGTGGGCCAGCGCCAGGCGCTCTTCGCAAAGGATGGTCAGCATGTTTTTAACGAAGTTATCGCGGTCCTGGTTGCTGATCTCGATGGTGGCATCCATGCGATCCCAAACCTGCGACGCCAGGCCAAACGCGCCAACGGTGAATTTGCCTGCCGTCTGCGCCGTGGTCGACACCACCGGAAGCCCCCAAAGCACTTTCGAGGCAAACGCCTGCGGGCCACCGAGGATGTAATTGCCGTTAGCGTCCTTCAGCAGAGCAATACGGTGCCAGTCCGCCGGGTTCAGAATGATGCCGTCGGCTTCGAACTCACTCAGCGATACCTGATAGATGGCGTGTGCCAGAACATCAGCGCCAGTATCTCCGGTTGCGTTGAGTGTGGTTTCGTAGTCGTTCGCTACTACGTTGAGCCCCTGCAGGTTATCGCCGGTACCGTCCCCGTTCAGCATCTGGTTCTCTTCCACCAGCGCCAGTCCGTACATCATGCGGGAATTGATGTAAGACTCGAGCGCCGGGGCATCATCCATGATCTGGCGCGATGCCTGGATCCAGTGGGCGATAGTTTTCACGTTCGCCGTTTCTTTGGTGAAGGTAATATTACTTTCCGGCTTGAGGGTACCTTCTGCCACTGGTGCTGCAGCGTTGGTAAACACGTTTTCGCGCACGTATTCCAGCGCGTTACTGGTGATACGCCCCTGTGCCAGCAAGTCACGCACGGTCAGACGGCGAAGACCCGGCATAAGAATACCCGGCAGCTGCTGCGGCTGGACCAGGGCGCCTGCCGACGCTGCGCCCGAACCAATCGCTTTATCAAAACTGGTAACTTTCGCTTTGGTTCGCGAGCCGTCCCAGCCCTTCATCAGGTCTTCAGATACGCGCTGAGCAAATGACTTCTGCGCAGTCTGATCAGGAGAGTTTCCGGCCAGTTTCTGCTCAAGATCGAACAGGCGGGTGCCGGTGGCTTTCAGTTCTTCCTGTGCTTTCGTCAGATCGATCTGCAGCTGCTTGTTGATTTCACCGGTCTGGTTGATGGATTTACGCTGTTCTTCGATAAGCTCCTTTACTTCTTTTTGGGAGTTTTCGATAGCTTTTTCCAGTACAGATAATTCAGACATGTGTCACTCCGTTAAGGTGTCCGCAGGTTAGCGGCAAATGAGTTAATGCGCTGTGCCAGCGCGTCAATGTCGTCGCTACCGAACTCGCTTCGGCCTGCAGACTTAACACGGGCGATAAATGCCTGTGCTTCTGAACGCGAAAGCCCGACTGAATCCCTCAGCCAGGCCTCCGCATCGCGAATAGATTTGATGCTGTCGATGCTCTTCATGGCCGTTACGCCAGCGAGCTCGTTGGCCGGGAAAGTACAGACGCTAATTTCCCGCAGGTAAGAGATGTTTTTGAAGATGAGCCCTGACGTGCCAACGGTGTAATCATCAGGCCCAACGGAAAACCCCACTGACATCCCTTCAACCGTGCCATGCTGCATGGCAGCTTTCAGGTCTTCGGCCAGGCTAAGCCCTGGAGTAAGTTGACCACGGACAAATAGCCCCTTGTCATCTTCATGCATGGCATCCCATTTACCGACCGGGATAGCGCGTGTCTGGTGGTTAAAGAACATGGCCACCTTGCGGCTCTGGTTAGCAATCACACCAGCGAACGCACCAGGCAAAATAATGTCGCCATCGGCGTCGGTGTTATTAAAAACCGAGGCATACCCTTCAAATGTTCCCTTACTGCCGTCGCCGATGAACTTGATTTCTGTCTGGTCGAAAGCCAGCGTCTTCTGAATGTCAGGCATCATAGCCCCCATAAAAATTAAGCCCCGGCATTGCGGGGCTATTTGTTTGTTCCGAGATCGGTAATGGGCACGTTCTGCGACTGCCGTGTCGCCACATCACCTCCGGGCAGCGGCGGCAGGTTATCGAGCCTTCGAACCTCGTTAACGGTCCGAATCCCGGTATTGACCATGATTTGCATAAATGATGCCCGGCTTGTTGAATCACCGCGCAACAGCCCGTCGAGGTTATGCTCGGCGTGAATGATGCCCTGTTCTGACTCTTTGACCAGCCAGCGCTCAATGCTGTACTCCCACCGATCAAGGTAGGGTTTGAGGGTATACTGGAGAAAGCCCAGGTTTTGCTGTTCAATCCCCGATCCCCAGGAGGTGGTTTTGTCCACGTCGCCGACCAGATGTGGAGGCACGCCGTAAAATCGCGCCAGTTCGGCGACCTGAAATTTACGTGCAGCCAGAATTTCTGAATCCTGAGGCGAAACGCCGATAGGTTGCGTGGTGAAGCCGCTCTCAAGGATCCAAAGCCGCTTTTTGACCGGACCACCAGCAATCTCCTTAAAGTTTTCCTCCAGCTGCCCGCGCTGCTCTTTCGTCAGCACCTTGCCGTCAGTCATCAGTATCTGCGGAGACTTCGCACCGTTGGCGAAAAACTCACGCTGGTTATCTTCCATCGCTATGGCCACACCAGCAGACTTCGCACTGAACGCCAGCGGCGAAAGACCAGTCAGACCATTGAAGCCAAATCCTTTGAGATGAAAAATTTCTTTCTGTGAAAAGTCAGCGTATTCAGTGTCCCGTCGGTAGCGGTAGATAATATTTTTACCATTATCGCTGAGCCGAACTTCCATATTGGCGCTCATCAGTGGAACCATGCTAATCACGTCACCAACACCGTTTCGCTCAACATGTGCATAGGCGTTGCCGTAGGCACATAGCTGCATAGTCATTGCTTCGCGAAACTCAAGAGCAGTCATGAAGTTGTTGGGACGGAATCTCAGCAGTTTCGCAAGGGGGTGACTGTTGTCCACTTTCGTGCGCTGATCATTTTTGGTCTGATAAACATCGAGTGGTAAAGATGCTGTTACGGTGGAGATTAACCTGATGCAGGCCCATACCGTACTGATTTGCATATTACGCTCATCAGTCACAACAGAATCACCAACCACACCGTGCGCTGACGTACCCGCCATTTGCGAGCCCTTATCGGGTGTCACCAGGCGGCCGCCGGTCAGGATAGAGGCCATGCGCGCCCAGAATGGCGATCGCGTCCGCAGGTCAATGCTGTAATCGGTATCTGCCATTTTTACACGCTCAAAAAGTTGTAAATGAAATCATTAACGTCACCCTGCTCCTCTACCTCGTCACTGGTCTGCGCGCCAATAGACATCGCCAGCGCTACCATGCCGTCGATACGTCCGCTCGACTTACCTTTCACAAACTTGCGGTTACCGGCAGGGTCAGTGATTACCGTGGCGTTTTTGGCGCACATTTCGAGGATCGGATGATTGCCGTGCTTCAGCTGCGCACCGAGCAGTTTGGCTTCCAGCTCCCTGAGAGCAGGCGACATGGAAACAAACCCCTGACCGAACTCTACGAATCGTTCGAGCTCCACATCGGTGAAACCAGCATCGATGAGATGCGGGCGAAGGAAGCGCATGTTATAGCGGTCAAACGCCAGCGCCCTGACGTTACAGAGATCAAAAACGCGCCGCAGCTCCCTCGCGATAAATCCATACTCGATAGCCTTACCAGGTGTCGTGTTTAGCCAGCCCTGCTTCGCCCATATGTCATAAGGCACACGATCGTTACGCGCCTTATCTGCCAGCCCTTCCTCCGGTAGCCAGAATTTACAGTGCACATCGCCCTGCGTGGTGTTCAGCACCAGTGCGGTCAGGTCTGACACGCTGGAAAGATCGAGCCCGCCCCATACGGTAGCCCCCACAAGTTCGCCGGGTTCCTCCTTGTTCATATGCCAGACACTCTGGCTAACGAAGGGGCTTTTCGCTTCAACCCTGCGGTTTAACACAAGGTTCTCAAACTCTGCCTGGCGAGACGGCAGGCGTTTCGCACTGGCGGCCATATCCAGCACTTCTTTCTGGTTCATGAACACATCGAAGGCCGGGTTTGCCAGCCTGATGGCCTCAACAGAGAAAGGATCGATATCTTCCGGCGCGGTCTGAAGCCGGACCACCGTCCGGGGATCGGCTCCGGTCAGTCCATCATCAATCAGCAGGCTAAGCAGGTCGCTCGCATCGGGCGCCTGGGTGCTGATGATTATCGAAATAGGGTTATCCTGTGCAGCGGTGGCGGTTTCCAGCGCTTCATAAAGCGGGTCTCGTGGCCCACGAACCTGGCCCAGTTCGTCGTGTGCGACAAATCGCGGCGAGAAACCGTAGGCCGTGGTAGCTTCGGCACTCAGTGCGCGGTAATAAGAACCCAGCTCAGGACAGTGGATTTCTTTTGCTGAATCCTTGATCGCAACGTACTGCATTAGTACCGGGTTCATCCGGCACATCTTCGAGGCCAGGTTAAACAGAATGGCCGCCTGGTCGCGTGAGCGTGCCGCAGAATACAGCTGCGAGTTCGGTGCAGCCTCGGGCCCTACCAGGTAGAGCAGCATCAGCATGGCGGTTTCCACCGTTTTGGCGTTTTTTCGCCCGCGACTGATGATCGCGCGACGTGTACCATGCTTGTTGTCGAAAATGGCTCTGAAGTCATCCTTCATGAACTCAGCCATTTTCAGCGGCTGGCCGACAAACTTACCTTCGGGAATATAAATATTTCTTTCGCACCAGAGGATATTCCTCTCGGCTCTTGTCAGAGTTTTTTTAGCCATCGAAGAGCCTTATTCAATTTCCCAGGGTTTTTTCTCCCGCGGCAGATTTTTGTTGGCGCGTCCTACTGTTTTAGGATCAGCAGTCGCCTGCCGGGTGATACGCAGTCGCGTTGCCAGTGAAGACGCAGAACGCACTTCACGCTCGCGCATCGTGAGCAATTTATCGTAGCGCTTCAGCCCATCATCCCGAGCCAGCCACTCCAGCTCAAACTCCTCGATCTGAGTGGTTAACAGTCTCGCCTGCACTACATGCCGACAGTACATTTCCATCATGTCGCGATGTGTTTCAGTAAATGAGCTGGCCGGGTTATCGTTAACCAGTCTGATCCAGACGTTTATCTCTGGATCGCTAAGGTGTAACGAGGGCTGCAGCCTGCTTTCAGCCAGAGCCGGAAGCGACACAGCCGTCGTCGCGGCAAGAGATTTTCTGCCTCGCTGTGCCATCGCTTTTTCCTTTTTTTCTGGACGTTTTTGAAAAGAAAACTGGGGGCGCGGTCTTTTTACGATTGCCGCCAGAGTTTTACCCCTCCCCCCACCCTGTCGGGCTGATAATGAGAAAAGCTATCATTTCTCGATGATCCGCAGGTTTTCACGGGGAGGGCTGGGGGGCTCCAGTCGCTCACCGACACCGACAGACATTGTCAGGATGATCGTTGGTAGCGTCTCGTTTGCTGTATGACTGAAGGAGATGGCGGATGCAGAAAGAAAGCTCACACCATCAATGCTCAGTTCCACCAGCTTGCCATCCCGGTATTCAATCTTCAGGTCTTGCATTGCGCGCTCCTGTTACCAGATTACCCTGCCTTCATTGTCGAACTCGGTAACCGTTCCGCCCTTCTCCATGCGTTGCTTAACCGAGTCGTGGCAGCGCTTGCATAGCGACTGAAGATTGTCCGGGTTGTGGAAAAGGGTTTCATCGCCCTTGTGAGGTTTGATGTGATCAACAACGGTTGCGGATATCACCTGATTTCGCCTGAGGTGAAACTCGCAGAGTGGCTGTTTCTGAAGCTGGTGATAACGCAACCGGTACCACCTTTTAGTGTTATAGAGATGATGCCAGGGTGAATTAGTTGCCATATTCACTCCAATAAAAAAGCCACCAGCGAAAGCTAGTGGCTCAGTAATGACTCGGTAGAAAGCAAGGTATTTTAATTGCTTGACGGTGGCGGAGGTAAAGGCATCCAGTGAGTTATTTCAAGATTAAAATACTGGCTGTTATCAATAATCACGATATTGCCAAATCCGGTAAGGGGATTGAATTCCGCAAAGCCAACACCTTTATCCGTATTTACGATATACCAAGAAACCTGTTTGGTTGGCTGTGGTAATTTAAATTTTACTGATGTCCATTGCATTTACTTGCCCTCTCGATTAAGTAACGCATCGACATTATCACAGGCACTCAGTGAATGCCTGCTGTAATGCCTTAGCTGACCTTCTCAGCGGCAGTATCAAACAGCGCCAGCGCTTCGGTCGCTTCCTGGATTGCCTTACGGGTCTTCGAGACAATCTCACTTTCCGTGAAAACACGATCGAAAGAGTCAGCGAATAGCTCAGACTTCAGATAGCTGTCGCCTACCCAGTCAATGGCCAGCTTGGCCGCTGCGGTGTCATAATTAACTTTCTTGATTATATCCAGGCGGATTTGCTCGGATGCAGTGATCTCTGACATGTCTTACCTCTGTGCGATGTGGGGAGTATTAGCGAAGCCATTCGACAAAATAGCCTCTGTGATGCTTTTGCATTTATCTTTGCCGTGTGTACAAGCTGAACGGTTTCCTTACGTATGCCTGTTACGCACAATAAAAAAGGTCGCATAAAAAATGCGACCTTTGGTTGGTACCAGTTAGAAAACTAAAATCTCTCAGGAGCCACCCGGGAGAGGCTTTTCTGCTTTTTAACTGACCACTGCCGTTTTGGTGTTGGCTGGCAGTGATCACGTGATGATAGCTTCATTTAAGTTATCGAAAGCATTTAAATATCGAAAGAGCTCATTGAACCAATCATTTTCAACTTGCCGGAACATTCAACCAGAGCACCAGGCATCTCTGCTGGTCTTTTGATGGCAATTCTCAGCTCTCCCGAACGAGGCCGGTAACTAACAATTTATTCGACAGTTCCTTCGGCATTAACCCAAAGATCTAGATGCTTGATGTAGCGTTGGATGGGCACATAAATAACCACCCCATCTACAAGGTTAACGGACTTGATAACAAATCCCTGCGGAGCTAAATAATCCCCATCACAATGAGGGTGAATAGAGTGCTCGTCACCGTATCGATAACCATGCGGAAGTTGAGGGAGTGAATTTCTTGTCATGGGCAGCTTCTTAGATAGAAGGAATTGAAAATCCATAGTGCCTTAATGCACCTGACTTAGATACCAACTTTTCATTTTTCAGCGCTCTGTTGTCTCGTATTCTGATTTTTTGTTCATGTGGCCATGTAAATTTCAATACCTAAAGTGTTCTGCGTTTGTAGCTGAATTACCTGGAACCCTTCTCTGTGAGCTGCGAGCAATTGGCCTGCACTGCTTTGTTGTGCGCCAGGATGTCACGCTTGGTCTGCTTATCCAACACATCGATATCGTGGTCAGTCAGGTAGATGATCCGCACCCAGCTGCAGGCCGTGTCAACGACTACCGGGGCGGGTAAACTTTTCGCGCAACTCCCGATCAACATCGTCATCGCCCATACGCTTAACGTCTTCCTGTACATCGCTGGCCCCTTTCGTGACTTCAGCACGGCGTTCTGCCGCGGCGACAGTAGCAGCGGCGTTCTCTTCGGTACGTTGCTGATCAGCTTTGGCTTTCGCCTTACTGGCCCCGCGAGCATGGCCAATGCCGAACGCGCCAGCAATAGCACCCAGGATGACGACCACCAGTCCCGCGATAATTTCAAAGCTCATTGCTGCTCCTTCAGTTCGTCGGCCTTTTCTTTCAATGCTGGCTGGCGTACGTACTGCGATAGTACGGCCAGCACCACCAGCGCAGGGCTAATCAACGCAACGATGTTTGGCGGCAGGATGTTTTTGATATCCGGCGGCAGCACCGCCCAGGCGTGCAGCGCAGCATCCGGGAACGACTGCGCCCATACACCAACCAGCGCGCCGATAGCTCCCAGCTTTACAGACCACGTTTTCAGCAGCAAGCTGGCATGCCCTACGAACTCCAGCCGGGTATATTTGCGCAGAAGTAACAGAACGAGCACAGCCACCAGCACAAGCAAAGCGAAAATGATCATCTTCACAGGACACGCTCCTTAACCCAGCCGTAGAGAAAATCCTCGTTGGCTTCGCGGCCCTCCGCCAGTTCGAGGTATCTGGCACCCTGGCTGCAGTTCAGCGCACGCAACAGAACCTGTTCACCCTCTTTCCCGCGGGCGGAAAGGTATCCCTTAAGCGCGGTGATGGTTCGGGGACCAATGGCGCCATCCGGAATCAGATCGGGATACAGCTTTCCGCGCATATTCATTGCGGTCAGCCAGCGCTGGAAAAACTTACTGGCTACAGATGGCCCCATGTTCACGCCAGTGTCGCAAAGCTCATCTGCCAGTAACGTAGATAGAGCTGCCACCTGGTCAAACCGGGGGCCGGTCCAGTAATCGCTCAGCAGGATTTGCTTTGCTGTTTCCCTGGGCAGGTTCCGCATATCACCGGTGTAGCCATGTGCACGGGCGGTGGTCTGCGTGATGCCCCAGCGGGTCGGCCCGCCTTTATCCGACGGATGATCGACATAACCACCCTCCTTGCCGAGGATCCCCTCGATAATCTGATCTGCTGTCATGGCGCCTTAACTCCGGTAATGCGTTCCCAGAAATAGGTCAAAGCAACAGAACCCATTGCCCCGCTAATTCCGGAAGTGGCCAGTATCATGTAAATGCTCAGTCCGCTTTCAATGCTCACCAGGCCAGCAATAACGCCGGTAAACCCTGAAACCACCATTTGGGCAAGAGCATTGATCAAGCTCCATGTTGCCTTGCTCTGCTTCACATCTATCAGGTAGCGGACAAGTCCACCCCAGCAAGCAATGATCAGCAGAACCAGCCAGGACATCCCGGCAATGCTCTCTTTGTCTTGCATACGTTTAGCCATAGTTACCGCCTCCGATGGAAGATCGGGAAGCTGTGTGTTTGAAAAGGGTCAGGCCCGTCAGGCTGGATTTAACAACGAAGCGTGTCGATGATGATTCCTGCGGGACCTGATAATAAAAAAGCCATGCAAATGCATGGCCTTGTGATTTGAATCCGTTATTTACAAAATGTATTCGAGACAGTATCTTTCGACTTCCGGACAAAAAAACATATACCGGGACAAAATCTAAATGTAACTGCCTTGCCTGCATGAAACCATGCGGGCTTTTTTTTGCCCAAAGAAAAAGCCCACCGAAGTGGGCCTTACAACTATCATCATTTTTTATTAGGTGTGGTGCCGGGTGCCTCCCGGTAAGTCGCCGCCAGTCCACAGACGACTCGCAATGCGCAAAAAAACATATCAGACTGGCAATGCCCCTCCGCATAGGGGGATTCACCACGCCAAAAATTTAACACCACAATAACATCACTTCAATACTTTACGACGACGTGACAGGGGTGCATCTCGCGAATACCCCTGTCATATCGCCGAAAAGCAAAAACCCCGCCAGTCGACAGGGTTTCGATGATTAGGCTGTATGTCGAAGTGACCACTCCTAACAGATTACGATAGTTTTTGCGTACGCGTTAGAGATTTCGTATGCTGCAATGAATAACATGCTAACAAGCAAGGATAAGGCGATGGCGAGTGTAGACTTTAGCTTTGAGGGGCTTCTTATAGAGAGAATTATCGCACACAGGGTTTTTCCTAAAAGTGCTGATAAATCATTAACTCCCCCAAAAACCAGCAAGTCTTTAATGGCATTCAAACAAGATGCATTAGATGCTTTTCAGGTGAGGATTACTGAAGCTTTGGCAAGTAAATCTCATGGAATTGAAATGTCTATTGGTGGTGTTGGTGATGATTGTTTTTTAAATTTGTCGGCTTCAACGTTTTCTAATGATACAGATCATTTCATCAAGGTTACCGAACGGCTTGCAAGTAAACTTAGCGAGGCACAATACAATAGTTCGGCTCCTGGTGGGATATTAGCTGTATTGTCGGGCCGTGTTGGAAATGATTCACTTCCATTCCTTGCGGTAATAAAAGCTGAAACTCAGAATGGTTTTAGAACTGTGGAAAATGATGATCAGGTGACAATGGAGTTTATTGCAGAACTTCTTTTAACGCCTGCGCAACGTTTTTATAAGATTGGCTTTATAGTTCAAACTATTGCTTTACCTCCTGATAACTATGGTAATTATAACAGCTCATCTTATCGTGCTTTTTTGTTCGACCATTTAATGACATCGACTGAAACAAAAAACGCCGCTGGGTATTTTTACTCCCGATTCTTGGATATGGATATAAGCAAGTCATCAAAAAAACTTACTCAGGATTTTTTTGAGAGTACCAGGGACTTCATCAATACTGCACAAATAGAGGAAAGCAGTAAGCTTGCGCTACATGAGGCTTTAAGAAGCGAAATGCGCTCTAGAAAGACCACATTAAGTACTGCGGATTTCGCTGAAACAAATCTCCCTGAAGAAATGCAGAGTGAGTATTTGGAATTTATGAAGAACAAAAGCTTCCCTGCAGCGGCAGTGACTAAAGACAACGGCTATATTGAATCCAAGTTAAAAATAAGAAGCAAGCTCGTATTCTCTAATGATGTATGGGTTTCCGTGCCACCAGATCAATTAAAAAATCTTGTAGAAATTATCCCATCGGATGATAATGAATCAACGATTTTGAAAATAAAAGGGCGGCTTAAAAGTCAACAATAATGGATATCAATGAGTTCCGCGAGTTTTTACAGGCACACCAGGATGCTTACGCAGCTTGGGGGCAGTTTGTGTCTGAAGAAATTTGCAACGCACTTCGCAACTCCTTAGGGGATGACAAGGCCAAACTCTTTCTAAAGATCCGCTCAGAACCAAGGCTAAAAACTATCGCCTCAGCATTAGGAAAGGTCAGCCGAAAAGGCTATGATAATCCAATGGTGCAAATGACTGATTTGATTGGTGTGCGTTTTGTAGTCTTGCTCTCTGTTGAAATCAGAACTATCAGTGACATAATCGAGAACTGCGATAAATGGCATGCGACTGTTTCTAAAGACTATTTATCAGAAATTGATGTTAACCCCAAAATTTTTGACTATCAATCTCGGCATTACGAAGTAAGACCGATAACTCAATTCGACTACCGTGGTGAGAGTATAACGCCGGAAATGTGTTGTGAGGTTCAAGTTAGAACCTTGCTTCAACACGCCTATGCTGAATTAGTTCATGACAGCATCTACAAACCTTCTGGTGATGTACCTAAATCGGCTGAAAGACAGATAGCTCGTAGCATGGCCTTAATGGAGACAACAGATGATCTTTTTTGCAAAACAATGGAAATTTTGGCCGATAATAGCAAGGAAAGAAACAAGCTTTTAGAATTCCTTTCAGGTTATTACTCAGAAAAAATTGGCAAGCAATACATTGATGAAGATTTACATGTTAACTTCTCCGTCATTGATACCTTTAAAGAGCACATTGACGACAATCTGCCAAATAAAATCCACGTGCTACTCAGTGAGAAAAAATACATTCCGATACGGATAATAAATAGAGTTGAGTACAATCCTCTATTCACTCAACCATGCATACTGTTTGTATACTGGCTAGCAAGCCAGTTAGACTCTGGTGAATTGCTTTCACACTGGCCCTTGCCGGGCAATATTAGTGGGCTGGAGTTAGTATTAAGCGACCTAGGAAAAAGCATTTCTCGTTAGAAAGCCAATCTTTCAACTGGCTTTCATGGAGTTTAGTATTTAAAAATCTAACATCGAAATGCAACCATCTACAAACCCCATCGCAGTCTGCAATTCCTTCCTGATGGTCCCATCAGAACACTTCCGTTTCTTCGCGATGCTTCTTAATGAGATACCAATAACAAAATGAGCAATAATTAACTCATACTCCTCCGGTTTATACTTCCGTAATCGCGCCACACACCCGTCAATGATGATACCTTCATCATCATTGCACTGAAGCCGTGACTTCTTGCCGTGTGGGAGCAGTCCTTTAAACCCAGCAGCGATTGGTTGCCAGTCAACACCGTTACCGTCAGCAGCGGCCCATGCGCCCCAGCGGTCTAATACTTCGTACATATCACGCATTGTTGTTATCTCCCGCGCTGTCGTTATCAGAAATTAAAATTTGTCCGGATTCACCCCAGAGCTTTGTTACCCGCAAATCCCAGATATGTGCATCTTCGGCATACAGGGCATCCATCAGCGCTTTAATCATGTTGTCGACGTCCGGCTTTTGTTGGTGGGCCTGACCGTTCATTACTGCGCGTTTCTTCTGGCTCCAACTCGCCGGCATCGGCAGGATGAAGGTGATGTGACTTCCCGCCTCCGGCATGGTGACCTTCTTAAGGCGGACCTCATCGCAGAATGCCCGGTAGCGCATAACCACTTCTCGCTGCTTCCATTTGTCCGCCCGCGTCATCCTCGGCTTGCCCATTGGTGTAATGTTAAAAATCTTCATGGCCAGCCCGGCTCCCTTTCGTGTAACGGCGTTGATTTGCCTTTGGTTGCGGCGTCGAGCGCTGGCGAGCCTCATCCTGATCAATTGGCAGGAAATGACCGTTGTAGAACCGACGGTAGATAGTCCCCAGTTCCCCATTCCGCTGTTTTGTCACGTTAATTTCGGCAATTCCCTTTGCTGGCGATTCAGGGTTATAAACCTCGTCGCGGTACAACATCAGGATCAAGTCAGCATCAGCCTCAATTTCTCCCGAGTTTTTCATATCGGAGTTCATTGGCCGCTTATTGGGTCTGGATTCGACACCGCGCGACAGCTGGCTCAGCGCAAGGACGGGGGTTTTATTGGATTTAGCCAGGTTTTTAAGCCCCTTGGATACTTCGCCAACGGCCAGGTCGTAACGCGCAGCGCTCTGAATTTTGATAAGCGCCAGATAGTCGATGACCACCAGCGCGATTTCAGGATGCGCTATCTGGTAGCGCGTGGCGGTTTGCTGTATCTGGTCGATGGTCAGTCCCGTGGCGTCGGTGATCCAGATATTGCGGGTGGCCATACGTTCCATGCCGTTAAAGAACCGCGCCCAGTCCTCATCCTCGAATTTATCCACGGCTTTCAGGCGGGACATCGACATGCCGCCAGCGGCGGATACCATGCGTTTGGCGATCTGGATATCGGACATCTCCATGCTGAAAAACAGCACGCCATGCCCCTGAGCGGATACTTTGTCGATAATGTCCAAGGCCAGCTCGGTTTTTCCCATCGATGGACGAGCGGCGATAAACACCAGATCCGTAGGTTCAATACCGCCCGTCTTCGCATCAAGTTCCTCAATGCCGGTGAGCAGGCTTCGGGTCTCTTCTTTCCCCTGGCTACGGGATTCCGCTTCATCGGCCACCGCTGTGAGCAGTTCTGAGATGTGAACAGGCTGGACGGTATCAGCAGAAATATCGATGGCCGATACAGCCAGTTTTGCGGCTTCAAGAGCGGCCAGAGCAGCATCGCCGTTGCTGGCGCTCCTGATTTGTTCCAGTGCTTTTTCCAGTGCGGATTCAGCATCACGCACGCCGGCATTGCGACGCAGAACGTCAACATAAGAGACCAGAGCCGATTTCGCCCAGCTGACGCGGGTGGCTTCCAGAATCGTGGTCTGAAGCGCCGGCAGCGACTCGCAAAGCAGTAGCGGGTCAATCACACCACCGCCGCGGGCCTGTCGGCAGATGCCAGTGTAAATTTCCCGATACTGACGAACAGAGAAAGTGCTTGCAGGCAGCCGGGAAAGAACATCCAGTACCTCAGGGTCGGCACCACGCAGGAACAATGCGCCGATAACTGCCTCTTCCAAATCCTCATTTTTCCACACGGGTGTCATGCAATCACCCCGTTATTGCCGCGAAAACTTGCCCAGTTGAATACCAGGTAGTTGCGCCCCCCGTCGGTCACACGGTCAAAAATACGGTCGCTGATAAACTCTTTCAGCTGCTCAGGTGGCAGGTTGCTGATCAGGATGGTTGGCAGAACGCTTTCGTAACGGGCGTTAATCACCTCATGCAGGATGGTCATCTCTGCAGGGCTTCCGAACTGCACGCCCACTTCATCGATAACCAGCAGATCCAGCGAAGCGTAGTGATCCAGTACGCTTTCTTCGGTTATGTCGGCATTGTGGCGCCAGGTGCTTTTCACGGCGCGGGTCAGACGCATAACGTCAGTCAGTTCCACACTGGCGAGATGGTTGCGGATGATGTTTTTCGCCAGAGAGACCGCCAGATGATTTTTTCCCGTGCCGCAGCTGCCTGTCAGCACCAGACTTTTCCCGGCCTCCAGAACAGCCGGCCAGTTGTCGGCGTAGCGCCTGCAGGCTGCGAGGTTGCGGGAGGCTTCAGGGTTGAGTTCCAGATAATTTTCAAACTCACAGTCACCAAAGCGGCGAGTAATGCCCGCGTCGTTCAGCAGGCTGGTTACGTGAAGTTTGCGCAGGCTGGATTTGACACTGGTCTGCTCCGCCCGGATGCAGGACGGACAGCGGGAGTGCTTGAAAGTCTCTGCGCCGCGAAAATCTTTGCCCACCAGCGTGAACTGTTCGTAGTCTCCATGCTCCGGGCAGGATAGCGTGCTGGTGTGATTGGAACTCCAGCCCTCAAATCCCCAGGGGAGTTTGTGCTCTTCAGCGAAAGCCAGTTCATCGCCGAGTTTTGCCTGTTGTGCTCTCAGGCCTTCACGCTCTTTGAGCTGATTCAAATTCAACATACCCACCTCACTCAAAAATTCAGGTTTTCACCGGATTCACCAAAATCATCGGACATGCGCCCCAGACCGGACAGGCGGGCAATGGTGCTGTTATGCCCACCTCCGGGAGCGGATGGCGCCTGCCAGGATTCTTCGAAGTGGCGATCGGGTCCAAAGAACGAGGCGGCCTGCTTGACGTACTGGGTGCCGACGCTGCCTGTTGCGCGGGCGTAGGCTGCATAGCGCTTAACGCCCGCCAGCATGTCTTCAGGTTTAACCCCGTCTTTCAGGCGAGCTTTCCAGGCCTTGAAAGCCCCGGACTTGGAATTGCCTCCAGCGCGTTTTGGGTATGCCTGCCAGGCTGTCTCAAACTCAGGGGAATAATCCTGTTTTGCAGAACGAACCGGTGCAGAGGCGATAGCCGAAGCGCCAGTATTTTTTATAGGTTCATCGACTGGTTCATTGACTGGTTCAAAAGAGTGACTGATTCTGGGTGCAGCTCCTGCACTACCCCCTGGTGAATCTCCTGCACCAGGTAGTGAATCTGTTGCTCCAGGTAGTGAACGATTTGCACTACCCCCTGGTGAATATCCTGCACTACGTAAATTGAGCTGATAAACGTTGCTGGAATTCCCCTTTGGTCCTGTCCGAAGCTCTTTTTTGATCAGGCCACATTCACAAAGCGCTTGGATGTGATTCATCACCGAACGCTTGCTAATTTCACACTGGTCAGCGATGTGCTGGTAACTAGGCCAGCACTCCCCGAGATCACTGGCGTTATCCGCCAGCTTAAGAAGAACCAATTTGCGCAAAGGGTTTCCGACCTTAATTTTCATAGCCCGAACCATCAGATCCATGCTCATACCAAAACCCTCGTGAAGTACTGTTGAAACTTCCAGACTGGCTGCATACATTCATGCGGATAACCCGGTCTGGTGAAATAAACCTGCTGCTTTTCGCGATCCCACCCAGTGACGTGCACGACAATACCCCGAGGATCGTGATACAGCCTGTCCAGCGCCTTAATACCGCCCGTTTCTGGAAACATTCAGCTCACCAGCGCTTGATTTGTAATCGGATTATCTGGTGTCACTTCATGCCTCGCCTGCATTGTCGAGCCATGTCACTCCCCTTGCGTTGGGTGCGGGAATAGCTCGGGCAGGTCAGGTCTGATTTCATATGCCGCTACTTGGCCATTAGCAGCAGCCACAATTTTCAATACATGCTCTGCCTTAACTCTTTTCCCGTGGCGCCATTTCCATACCGTTGCTTGGGACACACCACATTGTTTTGCAAGCGCATCCTGGCTTCCTGTACATCTGATTGCTTTATCAATAGGCTCAGAAATCATAAAACCCCCTTAGTAATTGATTATTACTTTAGCGATTGAATGAGTAAACCACAAGGCTAATAATTACTTTTTGACTTATCGCGTTCAGTGAGTTAAGTTTTTAACAACTTTTGGAGTAGCCAACATGTCGAAAACAACGTTTGCTGAAAGATTGGTTGAATCAATGAAGGCAGCAGGCTTTACCCAAGCTTCCCTTGCTGCCGCTGTAGGAATGTCGCAATCCAGTATCTGGAAACTAACTTCTGGCGCGGCCTCAGGCTCACGGAAAACTGTAGAATTAGCTAAAGCACTACATGTCAGGCCTGAATGGCTCGCCTCAGGTGAGCTGCCCGTGAATGATAATGAATCCAATGATCTCCCAACCGTCTACAGGCAACAAAGACCTGTTGTTCCTGGGATTTACAGAGTCGATTTGCTTGATGTTCAAGTGAGTGCTGGTCCCGGAGTATACCTATCTTCTGAGTTCATCGAGACAGTGCAAGCAATTGAATTCACAGAAGAATATGCAAGAAGCATGTTTGGAAGTCGTCCAGCATCATCTATCAAGGTTATCACCGTGCGTGGTGATAGCATGGAAGGTACGATTGATCCAGGTGATTACATCTTCGTGGATACATCAGTAAATCACTTTGAAGGTGATGGTATTTATGTTTTCGTGTTTGGCAAAACGATTCATATCAAACGCCTGCAAATGCAGAAGAATAGCCTTGTCGTTCTATCAGATAACAAGCTCTACAGCCCTTGGGAAATAGACGCATGTGATGAAGATCAGTTTCACGTTTTAGCTAAAGTGCTGGTCAAACAGTCGGCAGCCTTTAAACGATTCGCATAACTCTCAACATAGAAGAACGACCGCTTAGGCGGTCTTTTTTTTGCTTACTAAACAATAAAATACCTAAGAGATAAAAAAATAAATTACTTTAGTCATTGACTATCGCAAAGATCCGATCCATCCTAATTACAACTTAAGTAATTCGACGGGCGATTATCATGACAACTAAAAACTTCATTCAATTAGTAGATATTCCAGACTACCGTTTTGATAAGCGTGCGACTGATATCGATTATGATGGTATCGCGGTCGACTGCGACTCTAAAACAATTTCAATATTAAGTGCAATAAATCATATCAGCCTTAATGTTTTCTCTCTTATGGAAGAGAGCCAGGTTGATAAAGAAAAAATAACTAACCTTTCCTGTATTATTGCTGACCTAGCAGAACTGGCAATTGCCACAAATAAAATCGCTCAATCTGCATCATACCTTTCCGGTTTAAAAGGTGGCAATGATGGCGCATGAAATTTCATTAGAGCAGGCGGCAGAGAAAGCTCATCAGGCGGAGATAATTTGCCGCATGATGGAGGTATACCCTAATAAAATGGATTGTACCGAAATTGAGGCATTATCTTCGCTGCTCAGAACTCTTACTGGTGATGTATGTGCATGGCTTATCGAAGAGCAGGCAATAAAAAATAATAAGTAAAACAACACTTAACTATTTAATTCCAGATTAATTTCTGCGGGAATTCACATTCATTATTCAGGAGAACACTGTGAAAAATAATTATGCCTTTAAGACAGCAAAAATGATGTGTAGTGCAGGCTACTGGGATATCGCAATTTTATTTTTAAAAAGAGCGTATGGGAGATAACCATGGGTATGCAGCGCCGCCAAGATATTCAGTGCGTCACCATTAAGGCTGAGCAACTTAACTTCCTTATGCAGACAATTTTCACACATCACAAGGACTTTGACTGCCATCAACTTGATGGGGTTTTAGGTCTTGCATATGACCTTGCTGGCGAGGTCTATTCATGGATGGAAAAAGAGGAAAAGATTGTACAGAAAAATGAAGAACACAAAAGAAGGGGTAATTAGATGATTAACTTAATTACTACCTATCGCCGCCGAATTTTAAAAGCAGCCTTGTTACGCCACCAGCGAAAGACTGGGAGTAGCTTACTTGTCATTAAGCTTAACAAGGGTGGGATTAGTACTATCGAATTAACTGAGATTCTTCTTGATGGATTGTTGCGGAAATTCGAGCGACTGGCCCTCGGTGAATACGGAAATGTGGAAGGCGTGAAAGCTCTTAAGGGAATCTACAGCAACTCTGTTGATGTTAATGGCAGCGGCGAATTCCTCACAGAAAGCGGGAAAGAGTTAATCGACGAGCTTATTTCTGAACTGGTGGAGTTCGTCAAAAAGCAGAAACCAGTTACTGCGGAGTCCGGCAATGAATAACCAGCAAACAATGCTCTATCAGGGTGTGCTGATCCTCCGCCCCGTGTTGAACGTGGATCTGCATGTCCTCCCTGATTTTACCGGCCGGGTAGTCGTGCACATCGAGAACGGGAGGGTGACATGCGACCGCCAACTGTTCGACGACGAGCACATTTGCTCACTGGCCACGTTTATCGAAATGGCGCGCGAAATGGAGCTGAGATTTAAGGAGGTAGCTGGTGGCACTGACAGCGATACGAATTCCTGAGCGGGTTCACCTGCAGGCGCTGCAGGTCCTGCTGCGGTATCGGCGGCGGCGGATATTCCCGCGGCGAATACGCCGCACCGGCTACCTCAGCCTGAAGGTTAACCCACGCTGGCGGCTGTTATCGAAAGACGATGGCCGGAACTGGGAAGTTATGAGTCATGAAACCTATAACCGGGAGAAAGACAAATGATTGACAACAGAACTGTCAGCGCTATTGACCTGGCGTTGCAAAAGCACCCAACGCCAGTTGGTGATCTGTTCGCCGCGATCCGCCACGGACGCATGAAGCGGTGCTTCAGCCGGGATACCGCAATTCGTTACCTGGCGTTCTTCATGACCTCCCGAGCTTTTGGGCGTTCTGGTTTCAAGCAGCGTTATCCGGACGTGCAGGTAATTCATCCACTGAATCCAGAACTGAGTAGCTGGCAACGTGGCGCCGTGACCACTGAGTATTTTAACGCCCACCAGCGCACCGTTCGCCGGCTGCGTCGCATCCTCGCCCGCAAAAGAGAAATGCAAAACTGGTGCAAAAAGTGGGATGCCATGCACGACCGCTACGTGAAAGAGCGCGAAGAACTACAGGCCTGTAAGCCTGGAGGGCTGAGTCGATGATTGCTTACTTACGCGTTGTTCTATCGGTGGTGATTGTCGCCAGCGTTTATGGGCTGTTCGTTCCGATCCTCATTTCGATGAAGGACACGACAGCAGTTATATCCGGTTTTGCCCTGGCGATTCTGACCCCGCCGTGCATCTACGCCATTTGTAAGGGTCTTGTGCTTACCGTAACGAAGGAAAAGAAATGAAAAAAGCAATTATGGCTTCAATTATCGCACTCTCTGCCATCGGCCTTGTTGGTTGCGATCGAGTTGAGCCCGGCAACGTGGGTATCAAGGTGAATAAGTTGGGCGACGATAAAGGCGTTGGTGAAGTCGTCGGAGTCGGCCGCTACTGGACCGGCTGGAATACAGAGGTTTATATCTTTCCGACCTTCAAGCAGATGAAAACGTATGATGACGCTTTCAACTTCCAGATGAGCGATGGCACTACCATCGGCTACCACATCGGGGTCGCGTACAAGGTTGATCCGACCAAAGTTACAACCGTTTTCCAGACCTACCGTAAAGGCGTGGACGACATCACCGACACCGACCTGCGGCAGAAAATTGCTGACGCCCTTAATCGTCTCGCAAGTCGGATGAGCACCGATAAATTCATTGACGGCGGGAAAGCTGAGCTGCTTGAAAACGCACTGAAAGAGATCCAGTCCGATATGGGGCCGGTTGGTATCCAGGTGATCAGCCTTTCTTACGTTGGCCGTCCGGAATACCCGCCGACAGTGATCGAAAGCATCAACGCCAAAGTTACGGCCAACCAGAAGACGCTGCAGCGCGAGCAGGAAGTTAAACAACGTGAAGCTGAAGCCAACATGTTGCGAGCCGAAGCCGATGGCCAGGCGGATGCAAAGCTGAAATTGGCTGAAGCAGAAGCAAAGTCTATCCAGATCCGTGGGCAGGCCATGCGTGAGAACCCTGAGGTACTGCAACTGGAGGCCATCAACAAATGGAATGGCACCCTGCCCCAGTACATGACCAGCGGAACAAACACCCCGTTTATCCAGGTTAAATGATCCACCAGCCCGGCGACAAGCCGGGCACATATGAGAGGTTCGCAATGCTTCAGAACATGCTTAACCCGGAACCAACCTCAACAGGGATCCGGTCTGGAAACCGGGTGATTGGCTACTCCGCTGCTATTCGCCTGCTGGATAACGGTCGCTATGACAAACACCTTGCCGATGGAATGGAAATTCTGGCCTGCATCATGGAAGCGGTAGAAAGCAACTGGATCACGCTCAATATCGAAAAAGAGTTGATCCTCTGGCGCTGGTTACTGGCTGCCGTGTTCATCACTGAGGAGCTGGAGAAAAACGGAACTGTCGACGTTCCGAATGATACTGGCGGTGTTGATACTGCTGTTATCTATTCCAGCAAGCATGGCGCCATTAGCGTCTATCCGGGACCTGAACGCTTTGCACTCGCCAACCATATTGAGCTGGGGGCAATCGAGAAATATGGGCCAGAGGTTGGCCAGCAGCTGGCGCTGCGGATGTATCAGGACATGGTTATTGCTGACGAAGAATTTGGGTTCAGGTTATCAGCACTTGGCCGGGAGGGGTTTAACCTCCTCCACGACAGCTTTATCGAACACATCCAGATCGAAGGTGTGCCAGAAGCGCCGATTATGCATTGAAGGGAATGATTGATGACAGCAAACGATGAGCAACGGGTACGGCTGGAACTGAAACTGCCGGTAATTAATTATGAAGTCTGGTGCCACTGTCGTGGCCTGAAAGTGGTATGAGGTGGGTTATATGGTAGACATTGAAATGATTGACGAGGAAGAGGCAATGCGGATGATCCGAGTATCTTCACGCGTGACCATCCGCAAATACACCGAGCGCTATAATTTCCCCAAACCGGTCCGGACCTATCCTAAGCAATATCTGCGCTCTGCTATTGTGGAGTGGATCTTAAACGGGGGAATCAACCAGAAATCCTCCTGATATGCCAGAATATCTTTTCAGCATACAGATCATAGGCGTCTTTCTGTTCGGCAATCCAGTCATGCTTGTTATAGACAGAAAGCACGCCGCCAAGTTCATGCCCCAGCATCTTTTCGATGACGTGCGGAGCAACACCCTCTTCGGATAGCCGGGTTGCCAATGTGCGCCGAAAATCATGTGAAGTAAACTCACCAAACCCCAACGAGTCCTTGATTCTTCTGAGAAATTTATTTGCACCAGAAATAGTAATGGGGCTTTTCAGATCCTCGCCAGGGAAAAGTATATCCCCATACGTCATTTCAGCTTTTTTCAGCAAATCATCTGCGGCGGAGAAAATGGGGCGCCTGATAATTTTGTTGGTTTTACTTTTCTCTGCCGGCACAACCCATAACCCCTCCTCTCGGTCAAACTCCCCCCTTATAGCCAGCCGAAGTTCGCTATTCCTGGCGCCGTACAGCATTAGCAGTTGATGAAGCAATCGGTTAGAAGTTGACCCACGACTTCTTTCTATAGCCATCCAGATTTTGGCAAGCTGGTTATAGCTGAGCGTGGTCTCCCCAATCACCGGTTTAACACCGATATCTTTCGGCTGCAAAAGCATGAGTTCGGTTGTGCTAATGAATTGTCGGCGCGTACACCAACCAATGGCAGACCTGAGCTGTATCAATAAATGCCGGGCTCGGCGAGGGTTGATTTTCTCCTCTTCGGTAAACCTCTCTACCCACAAGCGGACAGGGATATCCTCAACCGGAATGCCGGGAAAAGCGTCGCGCATATGCTTTATAACCGTTGATTTATAAAGCGCTATCGTCTTAGCTCTTAGCGTTACGTCCACGTAATTTTCTTTCCAGTAATCCAGGCAATCCTTTACCGTTGGCTTACTCTTGGATTTGTTGCCACCAGCCAGCGTTCGGGGGTCAATGCCTTTGTCTGCCGACTCCCTCAGGTCTGCAACGATATTGCGGGCATCGCGCAGGGTCAGCGCTGGGTAACGCCCGAGCCCCATTCGGTTCTGCTTCCCTTCCCATCGGAACCTAAACTGAAAGCTGATCACGCCTTTGGGGGTTATGCGAATTCCAAGCCCGTCTGAATCCGTAATTTCAGCAGGCCCGGAATATGGTTTACCATAGATAGAGCGGAGCTTTGTGTCACTGATTGCCATGTTAGTTTTCTGTACTCACCATTTTGGTATTTTATGTACTTATTCTGTACTCAATATCGCATGAACGAACATAAACAACAATATCAAATCATGTACAACCATGTTCATAACTTGACAGAAAAAAAGAAATAATAGTTATAAGTCATATACATAAATAGCTAACCATGTTCATCTTTGGCCGTACAGTATCAACAATGTACAAAGACCACACCTTGCCGAAGATTACGAAACGATGGTTCCTTTTCAGGCGCTGCAG